AGTGAAGTCAAATTCCATAGTCTTTCTCCTCTGCCAATCACTGGCGCTATGGGTCAGCGTCACGCTTTCCCTTCAAGGTAGTTCAAAAGCCTCCGCAGGTCTTCCGCAGTGGCGTCGCTCTTGAGCCTATTGGCTCGCCAGCTGATTATCCTCACATTGCTTGGCGTGCAGCCCATCGAGTTGTCCACTCGATCAATAGAAGCTGTGCCGTCATGACGTGGACCCTCAGCTGCATATTCCAACTCAATGCCAAATACTGGGCAATGAGTTGGCAAGTCTGGAAAGTCTGCCGCTACAAGTGCAAAGGGCATACCCCGCTTAACTGCTCCACGCTTGCTATAAAACAGCATGTAGCGAAGTGGGTCTCTGTGCTTCCAAGCTTTTTGAGCATCTTGCTTTTTAGCCTGGTTATCTTTGGCCCACTGCTTGTAATAGGCTTTCTTGTCGCTCATGATGTCTGAACCGGCGGCTCGCCGGTCGTACGCTCCGGGCCGCGCTTCTGCGGCGTTCCGCCGCCGTCCTGAGGCTTCGGCGCGCCTCCGCGGCCGGTACTCGAGATGGTCGCCGAGAACGTGCCGTTGTCCGGCGGGGGCTCCTTGTCGAGCTCATCCTTGTCCTTGGCCTCGTCGAACTCGGCCGAGAGGATGTCGCGGCGCTGCAGCTCGCCGAGGTAGGCCTTGCGGGAGATGTCGCGGCGCTCGCGGGCGCTGTCCAGGGCGTCCAGCTCCTTGCTCTCGCCCACCGACACGTCCGGCTTGATCTGGTAGATGACCGATCCGCCCTTCTTGTCGCCGGGCTTCAGCCAGTCAGCCGTGTACTGCAGGGCGAGCTCGAGGGCGTCCTTGAAGTCCATGCCCCAGGCCATGAGCGGGGAGATGGCCTCCGCGCTGTCGAGCGCGCGGCCGGTGGCGGACGACGCGCCCGGCCGCTTGCGGAGGAACTCGGAGCCGTAGCTGGCCATCTGGTCCTCGATGTCCTCGAGGTCCGTGCGGCCGGCGGCGATCGCGTTGCCCGCGTGCTCCACGTAGTAGATGCGGCCCTGCGGGTCGGCCACGCTGAGCCACTTCTTGGGGCCGATGACGACGGGCTCCCCGTTCGGGTCGCTGTTGGACGCGCCGGAGACAGCGAGGATCGGGAAGCGGGCAACGGTGAGGATCGCGCGCTGGTCGCTCGAGGACTGCCAGTGCTCCACGTTGAGGTACGCGAGGTCCTCGAGGGTGGGCTTGCCCTCCGCGAGGCCCTCCTTGGCGGTGTAGAAGGGGACGATCGGCACGTAGTCGAGGCCCATGGGGCCGCCGTCGACGAGCACCCACTTCGGCTTCGCGCCCTTTCGGGTCACGCGCCTCTCGTAGAGCTCGAAGGAGCCGGGCCGAAGGACGCGGATGCGGTCGACGCAGCGCACGCCCCAGCCGTCGGGGACCTCCTCCTCCTCCTTGAAGCGCGCCTCGACGATGCGGACCTTGTCCCCGACCTTCTCGGCCCGGAGAAAGATCATGTCGGCGGCGTCGATGATGCGCCAGAACGGACGGACGCCCTCGCGGGCGTCGTCCGCTAGGGTGCGAACCTGGCCCGGCGCGGCGGCCGTGCGGGAGAAGTCGACGAGGCAGAAGGCGAAGGCCCGCTGCACGGCGAGGCGGAACCAAGCCCGCGCAAACACGTGGAGGGCGTTGCCCTCCATGTCGACGTCCTCCATGAGCTTCTTGACCTGCTCGGGCACGTCGTCGGCCAGCTGCGGCGGGTCCCGGAAAGCCTTGCTCGTCAGGTTGTCGAGGGTGCGCAGGGTGTAGTTCTTGAGGGTGGCCCGGGAGAGGCGCTCCTTGTAGGCGTCGTCTCCCTCATACTGGTGGCGCGGCAGGTACTTCTGACCCGCGTCGCGCATGGCCGCGGTGCCGCCCATGACCGTGTCGATGATCTCCCACTTGGGGCACATCTCCATGTAGTCCTCGGAGGGCGTGCAGACCTCGGGCTTCTTCTGCTGGCCGGGCGCGGAGCTGGCAAGGGGGTTGCGGTCACCCCAGCGCGGCTGGATGCGGCCGGCGCTCTCGTCGACGCCCTGGGGCATTCCCCTGTCGGCGTATTGATCTCCAGTCGCCATGGCTCTCGATCCTCTCTAATCAGTTGATGCGAACCTGCCACGTAGGCCCATACCGGGGCACCCTCGCTTAATCCAGCGCTATGCGCGCCGCAAGACGGGCGCACCCGGAGCAGAGCTGGTGGTAACGGTCGCCCGCGGAATAGGTCGTCGCGACGACACCCCCTTCGACATAAACCTCGGCCATGGCCACGGATACCGAGTGCCCGGACTTTAGGCGCTCCAGCAGGCCCTCAACGAGGGCCACGGCATCCGCGTTCACGTAGGGTGCCGGCCTCTCGGCCGGCACGACCCGCAGCTCCACGACCTCCGCCATCAGAAGCCTCCCTGGCGCACGTTCTTCCTGGCGGCGCGGACGCGGTAGCGCGTCTCGTCCCCGAGGTGGTCCTCGGCGTCGGTGTCGACGTCGTCCAGGTCCTTGTCGTCCCTCGGCAGTACGGGCACGAGGTCGAGCCACGAGTGGCAGGTCCGGAAGACGAACAGGCCCGGCGCCTCACGCGGCATGGGCTTGCACCCGTCCTCGAGCAGCTTGCGCAGCTGGAGCCAGCCCTGCTTGCGCGAGCCCGGCGACTTGTCGGACCGCTCCCACATGACGCCCTGTGCCTGCATGTCGGTGGCCGTCGACGGCACCCCAGGCTCGCTGTCCCAGATGGCGTTGTCGGCGGGCCCCGGCGACACCTGGCGCTTGATGAGGCCGTTGGCCAGCATGGCCGCCTCACGCTGCTTGATGCCCCGGGCGATGTCCTTGGCGGTCATCCGCAGGCCCGTGTTGGGCTCCTTCGGGTCGCAGCCGTACCACTCGTGGATGCGGAACAGGTCCCCTCGCACGGTCGCGAGCTTACGCCCGTTCGGGAGCTCGACGGTCGACCCGTCGCTCTCCGCCCACCAGCCGACGCTGAACGGACGGGACGAGCCCCAGTCGAACGAGCGGTCGACGCGCCAGGTGGCCGGGATCGGGAACGGGTCGAGTACCGAGCGCTTGGGGTTCCACACGTCGTCCAGCATGCCGCCGGCCACGATGTCCCAGTCGCCATGGAGCCACGCCCGGAGCTCGGACGGGTTGCGCGCGGCGGCGCGGAGGCGGGACACGTAGTTCGGGTCCGCCTGGAGCAGTATCTGGTTCTCGTAGATGTTCCCGTGGATGGCGACGCGCGGCGGCTCGAGCTCGTTCTCGCTGTCGCGGGCATCGCGGATCACGATCCCGCGGTGGCCGGGCAGCCGGAAGCGGCGCTTGACCCAGTTGTGCCCCACCCCATAGGGGTTGCACGTCGCCCTGTACTTGCGCGGCACCCTCGGGTTCGAGGAGCGGCAGCAGGACATCATCTTGCGGTAGGCCGCGTCGTCGGGCCAGTTGGTGAGCTCCTCCCACGCGATCCACGGGTAGGCGTGACCGTGGTAGTTCCAGTAGTCGTCGACCGTCTTGATGTGGCGGAGGAGGAGCTGCTCGCCGTCCGGGAAGGTCCAGGTCTTCTCAACCTTGTTGTACTCCGCACCGGGGAAGATGCGGCGGAACCACTTCTGGGACTTGGCGATGACGTCAGCGAGCTCAGGGTGGGAGCGCCGGAACAGGATGCCACGCCAGTCCGGCCCGAGGCCGGTGCCGACGTGCTGGAGGAAGTCCATGAGGAGGGCGTCGGTCTTCCCCGGGCCACGCGTGCCCTCGTAGAGGCACTCGAAGATCGGGCAGCTGAGGAACAGCTCCTGCGACCCCGCCTGCGGGGACCAGACGCGCTCCACGTTGTGCGGAAGCGCGGCCATGGCCTGTCTCTTTCTGCCTCAGCCCTGCGCCAGCAGGGCCTCGAACTCCTCGCCCGTCAGCCCGAGCCGCTCGACCGCCTCGTAGCTCATGACCTCGCCGAACGTGGGCTCGACGTCGTCGCCCGTCAGCCCGAGCCGCTCGACCGCCTCGTAGCTCATGACCTCGCCGAACGTGGGCTCGACGTCGTCGCTGGCATCCTCGTTGGTGCGCACCTGGCGCCTCGTCG